TTCTTTTTCCAATTCTTTTATATCATCGGAAATATCTACATATCGTTTGACGGCTTTAACCGTTTGATTGTCGGTTATAGTTATTTCCGATTTTTCTTTTCCCTTACCACCGCAAGCCTGTCCAAAATAAGGGCAATAATGTTCACAAAATTGCGCCGCATATCGTTCGGGTGCTGGTGGTTCGGTCATATTTTGCACTTCGCGATACCATTCCATCGCTTCTAGCGCAATTGCTTCGTTATATTCTTCCGTGTGTATTTTGATATTGCGTTCATCTCCATCACGCGGTATAGCCACTAAAGTAACAGTTTTAGGGTCGCTTGCTCCTGCGTGTTTGATTAGCCAACCATATAAATGCACTTGCCAGCGTTGTTGTTTGCTTGGGAAATAATCCAAATTGCGTAACTTGGTTGTTTTCCAATCAATTACTGCCCCTATTGCTGGTATGTACATATCTATATGTCCTTTTATGCCATCCTTTTCAAACTCTTCCTCTAACCAGTAATCCTTCCATTCATTTTTAACAGTAAGCGTAAAAGCATTTTCTATCATTTTATGAATAGCGGTTCCCATTAGTGCTGGGAGTTTCAAGGTGTTATTTTCTTTGGGAGTGCGTTGTAATTGATGCCAAACCTGCCTACGACAACCACCAATTTGGCTTACGCCCACTTCGGTTTGTTGGCTTCGTTTGCGGTCAGCGTCATAAGTTGTTAGCGTTTTGACTAACAATTCATCTATTTTCATTTTATCCCTTTCAGATTTCTAATGAAGCCCTAACGGAAGTTCCGATAGAGCGTGCAATATCCACTTGTGTGCGAATACGCGTAGCGTTAGCCCTAGCCGCTTTAACTATGGCTTCTGCTTCATTTAATGCCGTAAATTCATCACGGCAAGATAACAATGCGTGGTCATTTACATCTTGAACACGCATTTTTTCCGACCCATAACTTAATCGTGCAGTTGCTATGGCTATTTCATATTGCGTTTTGGCTTTGTGATAGCCGTGCTCGGCTTTCTCTAAGAAACTGTGTGCATCATCAATTTCTTTAGATAAAGTTGCTAATCTATTTTCTATAGCCTGTGGTGTAACCAATTGGTTTCTCCTTTCCACTATTTCCACAAATTGAACACGCATCATCTGCGTTGGTTTTCCAGTTTGCGCAATACCAACAACGATAAGGTTCTTTACTCGCCATTGGCGTAATTAGCAATCCCAATTACAATAATTAAGGCTTCGTCTTTTTCAAAACCAGCCATAACTAAATTGGCATATAGTTCAAACAGTTTATCTACCGATACCGACACTAAAGGCTTATCATCCTTTTTGGTAACAGTTTTAATTGTGGTGCTGGTATAACTACTAAAATTATCGTTATTGATAATCTTGGCAAAGTCATACCAAGTTGGTTGCTTATCTTTTGATTCCATTAGTTGCTCCTTATGCTTCTTAGTTCAAATATGCCATCCCACTCTGGGTGGCGTTCCAGTATCAACCGTGCGTAATAAGGTGCATAGTTGTTATTTATCTTGAAATCGCTATTAGGGTCGCTGGTAGTCATATAGTAATTCCAGCGTAAAACTTCAAATAGCATTTTGATGCCAATTTTGCCCCTACCACGATTTACCAATTCACGCGTCATTGATTCAAGAGCCGTATAAACCTGCGGATTAAGTCTGTGATATTCCTCAAACTTATCCGCAGGGTTTATAACGCCAGTTAAATCAAGTTCCATATGATGGAAACTTGAATTAGCCATTTACCTTCTCGCTTTCTAGGAAAGTTTTTCTCTCCATAATCTCTGCTCGGAGAGTAGTTATTTCATTAGTGGTTCGGTCTGGAAATTCATTATCCAATTCCGATTTGTAATCAGTAAATACTTTACGCAATAACTCTAAATCATCAATATTTTTAATATTGTTAGCAGTATCTTGATAATTTGCAATCATATGCGGAGTTTCAACTGGTTTTGATTCAGGTATTTCAACTGTAGTAATAACGGGTCGCGTTACTACTTCGGCTTGTTCCATTTCTTCCGTTGTATAGATACCTGATAAATCATTAGGAAATGCCTTACGCAAAGCCAACGCTTCGGCGCATTTGGCAATCATTGTGTCGGGCATTTTGCGCCAAATTGGAGTAGTAGCGTTATAACTATCAAACTTTGCTACTGCCCATAATGGTTCATTAAAACCCTTACGCATTACCCCTACTTTTGCGGCAACGGGTGGTTTGGTATCTAGCCAAACATCTATCCACTCGCCATCATCACCACACCAATACGGGCCAACTTGTCCAGCATATTCACCAGAGCGTTGTGCCACGATACGCAATCCATCAATACTTGCCTGAATTGTGTATCTGCCACCCCTTTCAATCATATATAACTGCCTAGCAAACGGGTCTAAACCTGTTCGCTGGGCATAGTGTAGAAATACGGCTAAATCAGCCTTTGGGGCGTTTGCTAACCCCAATTGCTTTAATGCCGCAAGTTGCTTTTCATCCCACATCTTTTGGTCATTACTGACCGCAAGAGCCGTTTTATCTGTCATTTATGCCTTCTTCCGTTCTACTCTAACTCGCAGAACCTTTGGATTAAGTTCTGCCAGAGTTAATGAATCAACTACTTGTGCTTCTGCTTGATTGCGTAACCATTCTGCTAGTTCCGCTCCCTTCAACTTACCTTCAACCGCGCCAGTATTTGGGTGGTTAATATCCACTCCAACTAGCAACTTGATGGTTGATTTAGCCATTTGCCTTCCTTTCGGTATATCTGTTGGCATTGTGCCAGCAGAAAATTAAAAAACTGCCTATAACCATTTGTAGCCATCACCTGTCCAATACAGATTTAGCGCAATTTGATTTATAAGCAGACCAATTAAAAATGCCACTATAAATAATAATCGCTTACCGCGTAGTGTTAATTTATAGGGATTGCCATTTACTTTATTTGTTAATAATGCAATTACTCCCACCGATACGGAAAAGAGTATGCCGATTATGCTACTTATCATTGGGTTTGCCTCCAGTTCATAGGTTATTAGATGGGTAAGACATTTAACAAGTGATTTATTGCAAGTCATAATATTTTTTACTGTTATGCCTATCAAATAAATCGTGATTTATAAACGATTAGGCGGGTTAGCACTTTGGGGGGATAACTTTATATAACCCAATGTGTGCCAACCCGCCTAATGACCTGCTATGACTTAAAGAAGATTCAATACCTTGTTCTTGAATCTATCTCCAGCGCCAGTTACGATACGGATAGCCCTAGCAGTATCAGCGTTAGCATCTCTAACAGGCTTAGCCCAATCCGCATATTCGGCAAATGCGTTATATGCCGCCCACTTGGTATTGGCTATATTGGCTTGTGTTGGTGCTTTCCATAAGCCATTAACAGTAGAGCGTGCCGTTTCTGCCATAGTAACCGCTCTTGGTGATTCCTCATCCTTAATTGGAAAAACTTTATCCACTAAAGTATAGAAATCTTTGTCCGTCATACTTTGTGCCAATAAATTATCGGCAATTTTCTTGAATTCGGCTTGATACTTAAATGTTACTTTCAAAGTATCACGAGCCGCTTCAATTTTGTCATTAACGCCAGCAGTATGTCTGACGATAAATGTTTGTGCTGCTTGTTTAATTGCGGCAGTAAGTGTGTTTTGGCAGACAACGCGGATAGGAGTTACCAATACATTGAATGATGAGGACCCATCGTGCGTATTCCAAGCCATAAGATACATATCAATAGCATCTACGCCACCAATTAAAATACCTTTTGGCATTTTCATAGTCATAAATACTTTACGACCATTATCAATACTGCCAGCCGTTTCAAATACTGCGCCAGATTCATCGGCAATTGCATTTAGAAATCCAAATGCTTCTGAATTTTGAACTGGCGTATATCGTGAGCCAACTACACCAAGCGCTTCCGCCTTGCGTGTTTTTGGATGATACCGATAAGTCATAAATTTATCGGCATATGTAATTGTTTCCAATTTGTTACCATCATAGGCTGGAACAATAGTTGTAACTGGTTTTTCTGATTTGGTAACTGTCCAATCCAGATATGCGGTTTCAAGTGCTTGGTCAGCAGTAAGCGCGCCATCGGTAACTGTTCCGAGTTTATGCCACGCTACCTCGCGGTTGGTGAAGAAAGCAGTATCGCCATCTTCAAATTGCTCTAATCGGTGAGACATTGTTTATCCCTTTCGTTGTAGTTGTTTGTAATGGACCTGCGTAAAATGTGCCGTCAGGGCGACACCAGATATACGGCAGGTTTGAAACGACCCCAAATTTGTAATGTATAGGGTCTTTCCGCATCAAATTGCTTTGATGGGAAATATGAAGTGGCTCAAACCCCAGCCACCAAGGGTTACCTGTATCGGTAAGATTTTCGCTAACTTCTGCAAATTTAGGTAATAAAGTGTCTTTGAAACCACGATATTCCCATTCAACGCAAATCGTTATGCCATAGAGCGCAAGTAAATATTCGTAACCTTGCCACATCTTGGTAGCAGGGTGGTTAGCCCACCCTGCTGATTTGCCTGTAAGCGTATTAAGTATTTGCCACGCTTCAACACGCTGTTTGCCTAGCCGTTTGTTGTCTAAAACAACTGCTGACTTTGTGAAGTTAGCATATGGTAGAAATGTTTGCATTGTCTGCCTTCCATTCATTTAAGTCATTGGCAACCGATTTGGCAATTTCATAATTATCGCCACAAAAGGCTGGTTGTGGTGGTGTAACTGGCAAGCGTGAAAATCTTGCTTCGTTATACCATTTGTTCCAAGCGGTAAAACTAACTACTAAATGCTGACCAACTTTGCAGAACCCTTTGCGTTGGCAAGCATCGGCGTAATAACCGCCCGGACTTACTACTACATATGTTATTTCGTCCATTATTTATTCTCCTTACATATTGGGCAATTGATTGAACCTGTATAACAATGGCAACAATAACCTTCACCATTGGCATCCCATCCTTCAAATGGAAAATGTATTGCTTTATCTTCACATAAAAAGCAGATAATTCCGATAGCCATATTTATTCTGCTTCCACTTCATCAATATCATATTCTTCATCTTCAACATCTTCGTAACTCAAATCGTTTCCAATTTGATAACTAACTGCATCCAAAATGCTGGATTTGGCATCTTCTTCATTTTCTGCTTCCACGCCAATAATTTTGAATGTGATGGTGACATTGGCTGAATAAGTGAATTTGAGTTCATCTGCACCAATTAGTCCTAATAACTGATTGATGTCATCCAAATCCATTTCAATTGACCCATTTTTATCACCGCTTAATTCGTCTTTGAAATACGAGCGAGTTTTTTCACGCAATTTGGAAGTTTCTGCTGATGCTTTCCAATAACTACTTTGAAAATAATCAACGCGTTCATCCAAGTGTGTAACTACGGCTAAAAGTTTGTCCACTTCTGCCATTAGATTCTCGCCTTGAAGCGTGTCTAGCATTTGTTTGATTGTGTCGCGTGTTACTTGTGTATCTCTTGCCATTTTTTATCCCTTTGTTAGTCTGATGAGGCTCATCAGTAGTGCCGTTTAGCACTAGACCGCGCCGTAGCGCGGTTTCGCCTTAATCGTTATTAACTAATTGTTTAGATTTGAACATAGCGGCTTGCCAGATACTTACATTGTTATCTAATCTATCGCCAAATACGCGGACATATTCAGCAATATCTTTCTGTCGTGTTGATACGCACGACAAAATAACATCTATTGAAATATGAACTCTGCCATTATGCCAACCACCACCAACATTTGTGGGAACTTCAATGGTTCTATATTCATCTTGTTCCCAGCCAACGCCTTCATCACAAACCAACGCATATGTTGGTTCGCCCCAAGCATCTTGTTTTGCCAATTTAATTAACAACAAATCATCAATTTTGACGGTGCTTGGATTATCGTATTGAAGTGCCAATATTTGTTGAGCAATTTTGGCTAATTCAAAGCCGTTAATTAGATAACCTGTATAACCTTTGGTGCGTTCTTCCATTCTGTAACTCATTTGCTTATCCCTTTCGTGTTTGGTTTGTTTGCTAACTGCACGGTATAAAACAAATGCCGACCCCGTGCAAGTCGGCAATTGCTATTGCTATTTAATGAAGTGGTTGTTCAATACCAGCCGCTTTGCGGAAGCGTTCAATATTGAAATTTGGATTATCAACCGAAAATGCGCCAGAAAGCATATTTGTTAATGCTTCTAACGCATCAATTGCTTGTGGTTCTGGGTGAAACTCGCGGGCTTTAACTATAAGTGCCGCAATTACATTGTAATTTTTACTGGTTAGCATTGTTATCTCCCTTAGTTTAATGAGCCAAACCGCTTGATGCGGTTAAGCGCTGATTGTTTTGCATTTTTTACGGATGATGCGTAATAAGTAAATTGACCTAAATATAAATCGCCAAGCCAAGCGTCAATTTGAACGGCGCGTGGTTCTGCTTCTGGTCGTAGTGCTACTAATTTAACTTCCTTTAATGTAACTGTATCCATTGTTATGCCTCTTCTATCATTTTGATTGCATATTTAATGCCATCAATTTGTCCTTGTAACCACATAATATGTGAATCTGTTTGATTATGATTATCAGCGTAATAATCCGCTTTATCATTTTCCAACTTTTCAATTTTTAGTTGAAGTGTTTGCCTAAGTGTTTGTATAAGTGTTTTTACATTCATTGTTATCCCTTTCAATGTTGGCTTCCTCATCAGTAACGGCGTGCCAATAGCCGTTAGACCGCGCTGACTTTTAGTGCCAACGCGGTTTCGGAAATTATTGTCCCTAGTTATTTATGTTGCGCAATTGTGTGAATTGCTATCGGTGTGCCAAGCCGACCCAAAAGGTAATTCTCCATACCGACTTCCGCTTTATTTGGATTGCGCTGGTTACTCGCTAGTTTCCACCTAAGTCTGTCACTAACTTAGGCGCCTGTTTTGGTCTTATGCCGAGGTGCGTTCCCTTATTTGCGTGTCATAACTCCGTGTAATGTGTTATATCGGCTAATTGCTAACCTTGCCGAATACCGTTACCTATACCTAAATGTTATCCGCCGTGCTTGGCATCGGGCGGATAATCTGTGCTGGTTGTAACGGACTTGCACTTTGTTACTGGATACTCTGGACAATTCCGCCAAAATAACTAATGCGGAATTTGTCTGTGCCTTCCATATGTAAAATAAGTTGCAAAAACTGTCGTCAGGGCGTTGCGGTGCGGTGGTGATATTTCAACCAACAATGCGTTATGCCGATGCCTTCACCGTGTTTTTGTAACTTATTTAGTTGTTAAGGTACCGTGAGGATTATTACTGCCTAGAGCCGAAGTTGTGGGAGTGCCACTGCCGATTTCTCGGGTAACGGTTGAACTGGGGTCATAATCTCTATTAAGTTATGGAGTAATCCTATCATATAAAGGAAATCACTGTTTTTAGAGGGTCAAATAACGGCGTTATAGCCCCGTAGAGAGGCAAATAAATGCTAGTGGATAACTTATAACACTTGCTAATATAAGTGGCTATAATCGGCTTACAAGGCTAATTAACGGTATGTATAGGCATTTGTTATTCGGCGTGTATGCGCTTGCAATGCCAAGCATATATGGCTTTACACTTGGCTTATGGCAAAAAATGAAGTTAATGTCAATATTGGTGAGTTATTTATTAGCATAACTACCGACCACAATTACCCAGATGTAATTGACGATATGATTAAACGCACTCGCGAATTAGCGCGTGGCATTATTGAAGATGTAAAAATTAACGGCGTTGATATAGATGATTTATTTGCCAATTTGCACGCATCGGAATTTGAAGGTGATGATGAAGAAGATGATGAATAATGTGCTGGCGTTGCGGTGATTGTGCCGCAGGTGAGCACGGATATAGTTTGGATGAAGCAGTAGATGCTGGCGAGGCTAGTCCAGCCAAATCTTATATTCAGCAGTAACTCGGCCTTTAATTGGGTCAATAAAGTGCAAACGCTGGCTAGGTATAGCACTAGCCGCTAATAAATCTCTGGCATAGCGATTATCGCTTTCGGTGCTACCTGTTTGATATACCGAACCTAATCCGTTTGCCATAGGCCAACAAGCGTGTGTGTGATAATGCCCAATATATACATCTCTAAATTCCCAAGGATATGCACCGCTACGCCAACGATTAGCGTGTTGAACAATGGCAGTTGGGCTAGCAAACCCATTGCGACCCACTTCATCACCGTGTATTAGCAACGCTTTATATTCGCCTATTTGCACTCTTTGAACATCATCTGGGCAATCTTGCCAAGTTAATCGTTTTTCACTACCCAATAATTGGCGTGCCAATTCATAACACATACGGTCAATATTGTCGTTGCGTGGCACATCTGCGCGTTTTGAACCTATACGCCCGTGATTACCCCATTCCGCAACAACTAGCACTTTGTCGTAAATAGCAAGTGCTTCTCTAACTGTATCCACAATTAAACGGCTTACAGTTACATATTGTTCAAATAAAGTGCTATCCACTTCGTGTAATTGTGCTGGATAATTAAATAATCCTTCCACCATATCGCCACCAAACATAATAACGGCATCATTTATAGGATGGTCTGCGCGTTGTATGTTGGTAATTGCTTTGGCTTTAGATACAAATTCCAATACGCGTTTGCGCATTATTTGCGAGTTATATGTGGTTGTTTTTTTACTACCTTGCCAATCCGTTAAATGCCATAACGCAACTTCTGGTTTTTTTTTGCCACCTTTTGCTACATTTGGTGGCATAACTGGTTGAATAGGACCCATAGCCAAAGTAGCATCTTTAGCGGCTTGTATTGTTACTTCAACTAATTCGTTAGTGCGTTGTTTAGCATCTTTTAATTGTTTTTGAATTCTAATTAATGCTTTACGCAACTCCACAACATCATCACTAGCAATTTCATCGGGAAGTTCTGATAATCGCTGGCTTATGCTCATATTTTCCGTTTTGTTTTATCGTAAAAAGATGCGCTTTGAGCGTGTGTTGTGTAACCCAATTTGTCTAACCAATTATCTTCGTGCTCAGGGTTATTGAAAGCGCGAACTGTTTTTAATGAATCCATCATTAACCCAACCTTATATGGGTCTATTGCCTCAATACCAAGTAAAGCACCCCATATTTTGCCAATAGTTAAAAAGTTAATATAAAAATCTCCGTGGTGCATTTGTCTTTGTTCTAATATTTCTCTTATTTTTTGTTCTGACATCTACAAACACCCCTTCTATGCTCATTAATGTTTATTTCGGCTAAACGATAGCCTTCGGCGCGTAACGCTTTACAAATAGTGGTTGCTGGAACGCCTTTTTCTACGGCTTCTTCCAATGCTTCTAAAT